TCGAAGTGCCGCCCACCGAGTTGAATGCCATGACTCCGCAGATCCGCAAGGCCATGCAGGGCACGGTGGATCCCTCGACCAAGACCCGGGTTGGGCAGCCGATCTGGCAGTTCGAGCAGTCTCTCCGCTCCGATCCCCGCTGGCAGTACACCCGCAACGCCCACGAGGCCATCGCCAACACCCTTAGCCGCATCGGCCAGGACTGGGGCTTCAGCGGCTAATGGCTACCTCACCCTCGTCCAGCGCCACCGCCTGGCTGAAGGCAACCCTTGCCTCGTGGGGCCTGTCAAGCCTCTACACGGACGCTCTCAAACTTGTCCAGGGTGGCGTCACCTCGGACAGCGAACTGTCGCTCTCGCTCCAGCAGACCGACGCCTACAAGAAGCGGTTCGCCGGCAATGCACTGCGCCAGAAGGCCGGTCTCCCGGAGTTATCTCCGGCGCAGTACATCGCCCTGGAGGAGCAGTACCAGAATACGCTGCGCTCCTACGGTTTGCCAAGCGGCTTCTACGACTCTCACGACGACTTCACAAAGATGATCGGCAACGACATCTCGCCAACCGAGCTGGCAGATCGCGCACAGATCGCTCACGACCAGTACACCAACGCCCCCGACGAGATCAAGAAGCTCTGGTCTTCCTACGGCTACTCCAAGGGCGACGCCATCGCGGGCATCCTGGATCCGACGGTGGGCACGCAGATCATCAAGGACCGAGCGGCCCAGGTCGGCATCGGCGGGGCCGCTGCCCAGCAGGGACTGAGTGTGAGTCAGCCCCGTGCGCAGCAGTTGCAGCAGGCCGGCGTCACCTTGCAGGGCGCCCGGGATGCATACCAGAAGATCGCGCAGGTTCTCGGCACCGACCAGAACATCGCGCACCGGTTTGGTACCACGTTCGACCAGTCGCAGGAAGAAGATGACCTGCTGCTCGGCGACGCCGAGGCGGACACCAAGCGCCGCACCCTCTATGACTCGGAGCAGGCACTGTTTGGCGGCAGCGCCGGCAACGCCGCTTCGGTCGGCGTGAGTAACGCCCGATAAAGCTTCCCTCAGACCGGCTGGCCCTGAGCGGAACGTAACTAAGTCCAGTAGTCGGAGCAGGTAACCACCAACCCCCTGGGTGGCCCTTGGCCGGCGTGTTGCCAGTGGTTGGCAAAGAAAGGGAGAACATGTCTGACGACGTTGACTTCGACGGCAACGAGGATGACAGCGAGGGAATCGCCAATCTCCGCAGGGAGCTGAAGCGAATCAAGGCCGAGCACAAGGCGCTTGCGGAAGAGCGAGACAAACTCGCCAAGCAGGCCCGCTCACAGAACTTGTCCAAGGTCTTCGAGGCCAAGGGGCTGAACCCGGCGCTGGCCGATCTGTACAACGGCGAAGAGATGTCAGAGGACGCGGTAGGCAAGTGGGCCGAGCAGTACGGGCTTGCAGCCGCCGCGCCGACGGCACCCGAAACACCCCCGGCGGATGACCCCAACGCCCAAGCAGCGGCGCGCGTAAACGCGGCCAGCTTCGGGCAGGACACCGCCTCGGTTGAGGGCGCAGCGAGCGCAGCGGCCGCCGAGGAGAGGGAGCGGATGTACAAGACGCTCCCGCTCGAGGAGCTTGTGAAGTTGGGGCTTTTGCCTCAGCCGCAGGGGCTCTTCGGTCCCGCTCACTGACGAACCACGGGCCTACCTCAAACCAACCCAACCAGTTTGAGGAGAGTCCCAAGTGGCTTATACCGATGCTGGTACCGCGTGGACTAACGCGCTGACCGCTGGCTACGACAAGTTCCTGGAGTACCAGCTCCGCTCGACGCCGGTTTTCCGGCAGATGGTGGACAAGCGGCCGGCTAGCGTTACCAACCCCGGTGCCACGATCACCCTGTCCCTGGTCAACGAGTTCTCTGCACTCGCGACCACCCCGCTGACGGAAACGTCCGACATTACGCCGGTCGCTCCGCCGAACCTGACCCGCGTCTCGGTCACCCTGAACGAGTACGGCAACGGCGCGGTGGAGACCCTGAAGCTCCGCACCCTCTCGTTCGTTGAGGTTGACCCGGCTGTCGCCAACGTCGTTGGCAAGAACATGGTCGACACCTACGACAAGCTGGTGCAGACCGTTCTCGATGGTGCGACCAACATCATCGGTAAGAACGCCGGCACCATCAAGACGCAGACCACGTCCTTCGCCGAGGCCTCGGTCGCCGGCACGGACGTCATCGACGGCACCCTGGTTCGCAACGCCACCGCCTTGCTGCGGCGGCGCAACGCCCAGGCCCGCGACGCCCGCGGCATGTACATGGCGGTTGTCCACCCCGACGTCGCGAACGACCTCCGCGGTGACAGCGGCTGGCTCAACCCGCACAACTACGTGGACACCGCGAACATCTACAACGCCGAGATCGGCGCGTACATGGGTGTTCGGTTCATGGAGTCGCCGCGATGCACCGTGGTCGCGGACGGCGCGGCCAGCGCGAAGGTCTACCGGACCTACGTGCTCGGCAGCCAGGCGCTGGTTGAGGCCAACGCCATTGAGCCGCACGTTGTGATCGGCCCCCAGGTCGACTCGCTGCGTCGGTTCTTCCCGATCGGCTGGTACGGCCTTACCGGCTGGTCGATCTACCGGCAGGAGCCCATCGAGGTTATCCGGTCGGCAGCGACTATCGCTGCCCTGTAGTTCCCCGCCCCGGGGCGCACTACTCCGCGCCCCGGGGCAACCCTAAAGGAGTCTAATGGCCTGCCGTTCCGGCTGCCCGACCCCGGGCCGCCACGAATCGTGGGGCGCCTGCGCTCGCAGTGCACGCCTCCAGATCGCCGGTGCCGAGGCGTACGAGACCAACCACCAGATCTCGCGCGAGCAGGACGAGTACCGCAAGGCCCGCGAGTCCGGCATCCAGCCGGAGGGCTGCAACATCGCCCACGTCCGCCACGCTCAGCGGATCTCGGACATTGTCGGTGAGCCCTACCGGGCCGACAACCGCATTGCCGACACGGAGAAGGCCATCAAGTTCGAGCAAGCCACCCTGAAGGTAGCTAAGGCTGTCGCCTGATGACACAAGCCGCTGATCTGGTCACCCAGGTGTCCCGCCTGCTGCACGGCTTCGGCTCCGCAGCGGACCGGGTCACCACCTTGGCGTCCTCGATGGATGCCGATGACTTGACCTTCACGGTAACCGCCACCTCGGGCACCGCCGTCGGCATCTCGGCCGGCGTTATCGAGATCGACTCGGAACAGATGTACGTCTCCGGCGTCGACAACAGCTCCAACACCATCACCCTGACTTCCTTCGGTCGCGGCTACAACGGCACCACCGCAGTGGCCCACAACGCTGGAGCGAAGATCACGTCGCGGCCGAAGTTCCCCCGTTCGGACATCTTCCAGTGGCTGAACGAAGCGGTCGCTTCGCTGTACCCGACCCTCTTTGCGGTGGGCCGCAACCTGACCACGGTTGCGTGGCCGACCGACACGTACTCCATCCCCGGCACCCTGCCCGCGTCGATCATTGACTGCCAGTGGCAGGACTGGTTGGGCCAGTGGAGGACGGTTCCTTCTTACTCTGTCGATCCTTACGACAACACGCTGCGACTGGGTGACCTGTACGGCGGCATGGCCGCCGGGCAACCGCTGCGGGTGCTGTATGCCACGCAGCCCACCCAGTTCGCGGCGGAGTCGGATGACTTCTCGGTGACCGGCCTGCCAGCGTCCTGTGTGGACGTGCTTGTGATGGCAGTGGTCGCCCGCATGATCCCCGGCCTGGACCTCTCCCGCCAGCAGAACACCAGCGTGGAGCAGTCGAGCCGAAACAAGGACGTCCCCGCCAATGCCGGGCTGACGTCGTCCCAGTTCTTCATCAAGTTCTACGAGGACCGCTTGGCCGAGGAGGCTGCGTCTTTGCGTAAGCAGTACAAGCCGAGGCTGGTGCGACGCTAGTGGCCCGCCGGTACTACGCCAACAACGCCCCGACGCTGCAACTGGCGTCGGGGATCACGTCGCTTGCGACCACGGCGACCATGTCCACCGGCTTCACCGGTTGGCCGGCGTCGGTCCCTTACTACGCCGAGTTCGAGGCGGGCACCGCCTCCGCCGAGATCGTCCTGGTGACTGCCGTGGCTGGGTCGGTGGCAACCATCACCCGAGGGCAGGACGGCACCGCCGGCGTCTCCCACTCTGCCGGTGCCAGCTTCGATGCGGTGCTGGTGGCAAAGGATGCGGATGAGGCCAACGCCCACGTCAATGCCAGCTCTGGCGTGCATGGGATCTCGGGCTCGGTGGTGGGCACCAACGACGCCCAGACCCTCACGAACAAGACGCTGACCGCGCCTACCATCTCCGTCCCCACTGTCAGTGGCACCTTGGCGGGTGCAGCAGCCACATTTTCAGGAACTTTGGGCGTCACTGGTACCTCCACCCTAGGGGCGACCAATACAGGCGCCCTGGCGTCCAGTAGCACCATCACGGCGGGCACCGTCTTCCTGCCGCACACCTACGCCACCTTCGCCGCGCTGCCCGCTTCGCCGGGCGCGGGAGCGATGGCATTCATCAGTGCAGTCTCCGGCTCCATCCCTGGCGCCGGTCTGTGCGTCTACGACGGCTCGGCCTGGCAGCCGGTCGGCGTGGACACCGGCTGGCTAGACGCTTCCGCGCTGTCGCTCATGGCCGGGTCGACCGGAGGATCGCCAACCACCACCATCTCGTCGGCGAAGATCCGGCGGGTGTTCAACACGGTTTTCGTCACCTTCAACTGGACCGTCGCCACCGGATCAATCACGTTCGGCGGCACTGGAAACTCGGCCAACACCGAGATTGCGGTGGTAACCAACAGTTGGTTCCTGCCGGGGGCGTCGGCCCCCACTGCGCAGAACGGGCTCACGAGCGCAAACTCCGGCGGGGACGCTTCGTACTACATAGCCCCGCAATCGGGCGGTCAGTCTTCCATTGTGCTAGGGAACGTGGACGGCGGTACCGCCTCGCCGCTGACTGGCACGCTCGGCTGCGGCGGCTCCTACCTGGTCGGCTGACCGGTGGCCCTGCTCCCCAACGCCCTCCCGGCCAAGCTGCCGATACATGCGTCGCTTGCGCCCGGCGAGGAGCCGGCGGTCTTTGTCGACACCGGCGGCTACGACGTGCTGGTCGGCGGCCACGGCTTCCGCCTTGCCACCAGCTCGGACAATCCGCTTACACGCGGGTCGGAGCCGACGACAATTCGTCGCTTCGACAACAGCGCGGAGCCCGGCGAGCAGTCGCTGTCGCAGCTCCCCTGGGTGAAGTCGCAGTCCAGCTTCCGTGGCGGCGCCGGCCAGTTGAACCTGGAGCAAGGACTCACTGACTTCCAGTACGACCAGGAGGAGATCGGCCACGTCCGGTTCGACACCTGCCAGGGTGTCGACGTCTGGACTCCCGGCCAGGTAACGCGGCTGCCCACCACCCTGGTCACCGGCATGGGCGGGCGGAATATCCAGTGCGAGGCAACCGCCTCCGTGGGCGGGGTGGACTACGCCATCGTCGGTGGAACCCACTGCCTGACGCAACTTGCCTGGTCGAGCGGCGCCGGCTCGGCCCCGGCGATCACCGACGTGGACCTGACCGGCTCGACCTTCGGCGGCACCTCTAACTGCACAGTCACCTCGCTCTGCACGGACGGCCAGTACTACTACGGCGTCGTGCAGATGACAGCGCTGGGCTACTTAGCCAACACCCTGACCTACATCATCAAGGGCGACATCACCAGCGCGGCGCAGCCCACGGTGATCTACGACTGCACCACCAGCGGATCCTCGCCCGTGCGGACGAACCTCTGCACCAACCCCGACTTCGAGACCGGCACCACTGGCTGGGCTGCGGCAGGCAGCCCCACGCCGACCATCGCCCAGTCAGGCGTGCAGGCACACACCGGCAGCAAGTCCCTCCTGGTCACCTCGACCGGCGCGGCCTCGTTCCTGCCGAACGCCGGTTTCACGGTCGCTACCACCTCGGGCCACACCTACACCGTGTCTATGTGGGTGTACCTGAACGCTGGCTGCCCCCAAGTGGCGGCCTTCATGGGCGGAAACTTCGGCACCAGCACCACCGTCACCGGGTCATGGCAACGGATCAGCGTCACCTTCACGGCCACCGGCTCCTCCCACTCCGCCGGCGCGTACTGCAACTTCACCGCCAGCGGCCAGTTCTTCTACATCGACTCAGTGTTGATCGAAGAGGCAACCTCGGTCGGCACCTACTTCTCGGGCGCCACCACCAGCACCAGCACGGACACCTACGCCTGGACCGGCACCGCCCACGGCTCTACGTCCACCGACACCCCGGTCCTGGTCCCGCGCCAGCGCCCCGCCGAAGTGGGCTGGGCCAAGGCCCGCCTGGTGGCAGGCGTGGACAACGCCTTCTACGAGCTGAATGCCAGCGCCTCGCCGCACACCGCGCTGCCCCCCGCGAAGTTCACCCACCCGTCTACCGGGTGGACATGGTCCTGCTTCTCAGAGACGCCCACCGCGATCCTCGGGGCCGGGCAGGTTGGCAACCAGGGCTCCATCCTGGGCTTCACCCTGGACACCAGCGCGGCGGTGCCGACGCTGGCCGGCGGCTCGACGGTCGCGGTCTTCCCGCTCGGCGAGCTGATCTACTCCATGTCGTCGGCGCTGAACACCGTGCTGGGCGTGGGCACCACCAAGGGTCTGCACGTGGCCGAGTTGTCCAGCGGCCTGACGATGGGTCCGCTGTCGGTAGAAACCACCTCACCGGTGTACTCGGTGACGAACCGGGACCGGTTCCTCTACCTCGGGTACTCCAACCAGCAACCGGACGGCAGGACCGGGCTGGCCCGGGTGGACTGGTCCTTCCAGGTTGACCAGGCCGGACGCAGGGCGTGGGCCCCCGACCTCCGGCCGCCGACGTCAGCGCCCACCGGTCTGGGAACTGTGACCGCAGTGGACGTGCTGCCCAACTCCGCGCGCATGGTGTGGTTCTCCACGGATGGCGTGCACGTAGAGCAGGCCACTCCGGACGTGAATGACCCGGCGTGGATTCGCACCTCCCGCATTCGCTACGACACGTCGGAGATGAAGCGGTTCCACTCGGCGCGGGTTACCGGCTCGCTGGCGGACGCCTCGATCACCGTCACCGGCACCACGCCATTCGGCGGGGGAACAAACCTTGGCACTTTCGGGTTTATTACTGACGGTAACCCCGGCCAGTTCGATCTTCCGAGTGGCCTGTGGGAATGGCTGCAACTGACGTTCCAGTTGAACGGCGCGGACTGCACCTTCTCCTCCTACCAGGTGAACGCCTATCCGGCGCCCAAGCGCCAGCACATCATTACCTGCACACTGCTGTGCTACTCGGACGAGTCGGACCGTTCCGGCCTGGACGTCACGGACCCCGAGACTCCGCGCCAGCGGTACCAGAACATCCGCGACCTGGAAGACGTCGGCGACGAGATCACCTTCGTGGAGTTCACGAACACCGGTTTCTCGCTGGAGACGGTGCTGATTGACCAGATGCAGTTCACCCAGGACACCCGACCCACCGATGACGACGACTTCGGCGGGCTAATCAGCCTGAAGCTGCGGATCGTCAAGTAGTCGTCGCGGTCAGCTAGCGGGACGCCCGGGGTTGGGAGCCCCGAGCATCCCTTGACCATCCACCTGTCTGCACCAGGAAGGACGGCCCAGTGGGTCACCGTAAACCATTGCTTGCCGCACTCGTCACCGGGGCTGCCGTCCTGGTGGTCCCGACGGCGGCCCACGCCACCGAGGCCGTGGTGGACCTTGGCGGCAAGACCGTCGCCCTGAACAGCGGCGCCTTCCGGGTACTGCGCGCGGGTGACAATCTCACCATCCAGAACGGCACCATCACCGGCAACGGTGCGGAGGTTGTGCTGACCTCGGTGCCGGACGGCTCGACCGCTAGCGTCACGCTCCGCAACCTGACCACCGTGGGCGTCCGCTCCCTGGTGTTCGCCAAGGCCCAGGGGGGCGCAGTCGATGTCACGTTCGACCACGTCAATGCTACCGGCCTCGGAGACGGTTTCCGGGGCACTGCCAACAAGGTGCTGGTGGAGGATTCCACGCTCACCGGTGGAGGACGGCCTCCAAGCGGTAACCCTGCTGGCGTCCATTCCCTGGATGATAACGCTGGAAACGTCGGCGTTCCTGAGGCGACTGTCACGGTCCTTGACTCGCAGGTAACCGGCTTCACCTCCAGCGGCTTCCAGGGCGACAGCATCCTGGCGGAGGCCCGCGTCGCCAACGTTGACATCGAGCGCTCCACGCTCGGCCACAACACCGACAGCGCCGCACTGGACAGCAAGGCGCAGCACGCCACAGTTACAGGTAACACCATCTACTCCG